CCCACAGGGATTAAAAATAAAAAAAGCTTTTATGGGGTTAGCTGTACAAGCTGCAGAAAAAAATCCTTATAGTTTATTTGGAGCTGGTGCAGGACTTCTTAAAAGATCAGATACTGCTAGAAGTGCTACTGGTTTAGGTATTGGTGGAAAATTTTTAAATGATTATTTTGATAAAGAAGAAGAAAAAAAAGAACAAAAACCAATTAAAGCATATTTAGGAAAAGAAATTAAACAACCAACAGAAACTAAAAAAGAATTTGGCACAAGACATGAAGTACATACAAAATTAAAAGAATCTGAAATTTATAGAAAAGGTTCTAAAGTAAGTGACGCAAGTCCAAAATTAAAAGAAGGTGGAATGAGTTGCCCATATCGTAGAGGTGGAAAAACAAGTATACAAGGTGTAAGTAAAATACAAGTTAAAGGACAAAAATTTACAGGAGTTAAATAATGATACAAGCAATTGCACCACTAGCTAAAATTTTATTTAATACTATTGAAAAATCAATACCTGACAAAGATCTTCAAGCTAAATTGAAAGCAGATTTGCAAACTCAATTAATGCAATCTCATACACAAGAACTAACTGCAGCTGCAAAGATTATTGAAGCAGAGGCTAAAGCTGGCTGGTTCGCATCGAGCTGGAGGCCCCTTTTAATGTACGTATTAATTTTTATATTAATATGGAACTATGTATTAGGACCAGTAATCTTATTCTTCTTTAAAGCTTCTATAACAATATCACTTCCAGGAGACGTATGGACACTTTTGCAGATTGGTCTTGGGGGGTATGTCGTGGGGCGCAGCGCGGAATCAGTTGCGAGAACTATGGCTAATAAACCACAACCTAAAGAACAAGAAAACGGGTAGTGAAATACTTGTTATTTCTGTTATTGCTATATTCTTGCAATAATATAAACTCACCTAACATAGATAAACCAATATTAAAAATAGAAAAAACATTTTAGAATGATAGAGAGATTAAAAGATTTAATAGCAAACAATTTTATTGCTAAAAAAATTCAAGAAAAAAATAATATACTATTAAGAAGCCGTAAAGAAGTGGATATTAATGGTAACGGTACTTCTGGTTATACAATTAAAGAAGGATCTCACAAAGGAATTGTTCTTGGTCATATTAAACGTGAAAAGAAAACTATAGAATAATGGATATAATAGATTACATAAAAAAGAAGATAATTGCTCCTAAAGTGGCAAATTTAACACAGACCACTACATCTGGTGTTGACTCTTTCGAGAAATACCAATATATTGTAGGTCAAATCAAATCACTAAATGATTTGCAACAGGAACTCACGGACCTGCAAAAAAAACAGGAGCTTATAGATGAAGACGACGAAGAACGAGGAGATACCTCCTCATAAGGAAGGCCTTTTAGATGCCTATAAATCTGAAGAAGAAATCAAGAAAACATTTCTAGATCCAGAATCATTATCAAAATCTGCAATAGAACGATTACCTCAACCAACAGGTTGGAGAATTTTAGTTTTACCGTGGTCAGGACCACAAAAAACTAAAGGAGGAATTATTCTTTCAGATAAATCACATGAGATGATTCAAATCACTACAGTTGTTGGCTACGTGCTGAAGATGGGAGACCTTTGTTATAAAGACGAAAAAAGATTTCCATCAGGCGCATGGTGTAAAGAAAAACAATGGGTGATGTTTGGAAGATACGCTGGAAGTCGTTTCCGAATTGAAGGCGGCGAAGTGAGAATATTAAATGATGACGATATAATCGGAACCATAGGGGATCCGCGCGACATCGAACATACATACTAAGGAGATGTAAATGTCAGAACTAAAACAGGAGCAAAAAGTAACAAGTGGAGAAACTGAAGTTGTTGTTGAAACAAAAGCAACTGAAGAAAAACCAAAATTAGTAAACGAACAAGTTGAAAGTATTGGTTCAGAAGTAAAAAAACCAGGCATAGAAGGAATCACAGTTGAAGAAGTTGCTGAAACTGATGAACCTATTAGACCTGTAAAAAAAGATAATCTATCTGAACATACGGATTCTGTTCAGTTAAGAATTAATCAGCTCACGCGTGCGCGAAGAGAAGCTGAACGTCAAAGAGAAGCTGCAGTTCAATATGCAAAAGGAGTTCAGAAACAACTTCAAGAGTTGCAAAAGAATGTAAGCACTTATGATACACAATATATTAAAGAATTCGAAGCAAGAGTAGATGCAGAAACTGCATCTGTTAAATCTCAACTTAAGTCTGCAATAGAAAATCAGGATGCTGAATCTATTATGCAGGCTCAAGAAAAGTTGACAAGTTTAGCTGTTCAAAAAGAACGTGCAAAACTTACAAATGCTGAGAGGGCTCTTCAGACGCAAAAACCTGAAGAAAAATCAACAAACGTAGATCAGCAAATAGCTAATAATTTACCGCCTGAACCATCAAGAAAAGCTCAAAAATGGGCAGAAAATAATACTTGGTTTGGTAACGATAAAATTATGACTAATGCTGCATATACAATTCACGAAGATTTAGTAAGTCAAGGGTTTGACACTGAAAGTGATGAGTATTATACTGAAATAAATAAATTAATGAAGGATTCATTCCCTCATAAATTTACTGATTTACAGGAGCAACCACAGAAAAAAATCGTCCAAACTGTTGCCCCTGCTGGTAGAACCAACTCAGGACGCAGAACTGTGCGACTCACCAAAGCACAAGTTGTTATGGCTAAAAAATTAGGGGTGCCACTAGAAGAATACGCTAAATACGTGAAGGAAGGAGCTTAGTATGGAAGACATAAATAAAACCTCACGCGCGACAGACGAAAGGTCAAAAAACGAAAGACCAAAACACTGGACGCCTCCATCATCTTTGGATGCACCAAAGCCTAAGGATGGATTTGTACATAGATGGTTAAGATACGAAATTGCAGGATTTCAAGATACTGCAAATATGAGTAAACGACTTAGAGAAGGCTATGAACTAGTTAAATCTGAAGAAGTTGAAAGTGGATCTCACAACTATCCTGTGTATGACAAATCACATCGTTATGCTGGGTACATTGGGGTTGGTGGCCTTGTTCTGGCAAGGATACCATTAGAGATTGCAAAATCACGCGCTGAGTATTTCGCAAGAGTTACTCAAGACCAAATGACCGCTGTAGATAATGATCTCATGAAGGAACAGAATCCGGGAATGCCTATTAATATTAATAGACAATCACGTGTAACTTTTGGTGGTGGACGAAAAAAATAATTTTTTTGTTATACCATCGTAACTAAAAATAAAAACGGAGAAAAACTATGGCAAACGTAAATGAAAAGTTCGGTCTAAGACCGTACAGATCAATTAATGGAGCTCCATGGAACAACGCTCAAAACAGATATACAGTAGCAAACAATTTATCTACTGCTATATTTCAAGGCGATCCAGTAAAACCAACGACTGCGGGTAACGTAACGTTGGCTAGATCAAATACATCTGATCGAATTATTGGTGTGTTCAATGGTGTGTTCTATAACGATCCAACAACACAAAAGCCTACTTTTAGAAACAACTATCCGGGAAGTATTGCGGTTGCAGGAATTACTGCATTCGTAGTAGATGATCCGAATACTGTTTTTTTAGTAGATGCGGATGCTGCTTTTACAAGAGCAGATCTATTTAAGAACTACTCATTAACAAACGTTTCAGGAAATACTTTAACTGGTATTTCTGAAAAACAATTAGATGTTAGTGTGTCAGGAATCACTACAACTTTTGCGGTTCAAGCAATTGATATCCAAGAAGGTGCAACTGATTCTGATACTTCAACATCTGGTGTTAATGTATTAGTAAGAATCAACAATCACTTCTTTAGAAGTGGTACGGCAGGTATATAAAGGAGACAAATTATGGCTATCTCAAGACAACAGTTAACAAAAGAGCTAGAACCAGGTTTGAATGCTTTATTCGGACTTGAGTACTCTAGATACGAAAACGAACACGCAGAAATCTATATGACTGAAACTTCAGACAGAGCGTTTGAAGAAGAAGTTATGTTATCAGGTTTCGCTAGTGCTCCAGTTAAGCAAGAAGGTGCTGCGGTTGTATTTGACCAAGCAAACGAAGCTTACACTGCGAGATACACGCATGAGACTATCGCATTAGCTTTTGCTATTACAGAAGAAGCTATTGAAGATAACTTATACGATAGACTAGCTGGTCGTTACACAAGAGCATTGGCAAGATCAATGTCAAACACTAAACAAGTTAAAGCTGCGGC